GTACTGTAGCTTAACTACTAGATATAACACAAATTTTAACGAGAATACTATTTCTGGTAAAATAATCAATACTTCTGATTGGTTAGTGTTTCCTTGGGATAAATAATTAAGTGAGAGCAAGACCTTTTTACTTCGAAGTTAAAGATATGGTAACGCAGTTTATTGCTGCGTTTGATGATGTAGTCATAGGCAGGTATAATAAGGAGAGGGATGAACAAGATCAGATAAACGTTAGATATATATACGCTCCTAAAGAGAGAGTGATGTATGATATCATTAATGAAAATAAAACTTTAACGCTCCCTGCAATTGCAGTTAATATAACCAGCATAGCAAGAGATACCACGCGAGTGTTTAATAAGTTAGATGGGTTTTATTATCAAGGTAAGATAGGAGAAGAAACGGTTACTCGTCATATAAAATCTCCTATACCTATTAATATATCTTTAAAGGTATCTATTCTCAGTAGATATCAAACTGATATGGATCAAATTATTAGTAACTTTGTACCGTTTTGTAACCCATATGTTATAATAAGCTGGAAGGTACCTGAGGCTTTTCAGTTAAGTAAAGATCAAGAAATTAGAAGTGAAGTGTTATGGGATGGTAGTGTATCTATGAGCTACCCAGTTGAATTAACTTCATCACAAAAAGCTCGAGTTACAGCAGATACAACATTTACTATTAAAGGTTGGTTGTTTAAAGATACAGCAAACCCAGTAGGTAATATATTCTATATAGAAGAAAATTTTTACAACGAAAATAAATTAGAGTATTATGATAATTTTGATTCATTATCAGGTGATACATTTACATTTCCTACATCTACAAATCTCGTCAATGAGGTTGAATCATTTACTTTATCAGGTAACCCACAAATAACAGATACATTTTATAATGGTGTTAAGATGTTTGATGATGTTACCGTTACACCTAATATGAGCGGGAGTGTTATAATGTTCGGATACGAATTTAACAATACTGAAAATGTTCTATTCAGTTCGAATAATAGTTCTGCATATACAAATCTTACATCTATTACCGGATTTGATAGACAACCTGATATATCAGGTCAATCCATACCTTTTACAATCTTAAACGATAATTCAATTCAAATAACTACACCAGACATACCTTCTGGTAGTTTAAGATTCATACCTTATAATAAAGCTGGTTACACATTTAGTGACACTACTTTACATACTAAATCTTTAAGCGCAAATTCTACCTTTATTATTGTAGAATAAATCATAAATAATTACAATGGCAGATCAACAAAATAACGGGCAACAATCCGGTTTCTTCAAAAACATTTTAAATAAATTACCATACCAAACGGTTGATTTTAATAAAGTTCTTAGTGACTTAAACCCAAAATATCAATCATTTGAAGATGTTGGTATGAAAAGAACTGAAGCTTTAGCTAAAAATAGTATATTTTTTAATAATGAATACAATAATACCGGTACAGGTCAGATAAGTGTTGATGGTAATTATAGTAGTTTAGTATATGCTAATGTAGAAGAGAATAAAGGAGGTCGTTTACAAGATTATAGAGTAATGGCATCGTTTGCTGAAATTTCAGATGCATTAGATCAAATATGCGATGAATGTATTAATAAAGATAGTCAAGGTAATGTAATTAATTTAATACTAAGAAATACAGAACTTCAAAGTGATATTGAGCAGAGTATAAAAGACGAATTTGAAAAATATATAGAATACTTTGACTTAGAAAGAAAAGGTTTTGAATATTTTAGACAATTACTAGTTGAAGGTGAAGTTTATTTTGAGCATATTATACATAAACAGTATACAGATGATGGTATATTAGGGGTAGCTCATTTACCGTCTGATCTAATTGATCCAATTTACGATAACATTCAAAATATGATCATTAAAGGTTACATCTTACGTAAGCCTATTTTTGATCCAACTCAACCAGGTAAGATTGATAAATTTGATTTTATACCAATGGATGATAATCAAGTATCATATATTAATTCCGGTATATGGAATCAAGATAAGACATTTAGATTACCATATATTGAGAATGCACGACGAGCATACAGACAACTATCACTAGTTGAAGATTCTATTGTTATATATCGACTAGTAAGAGCACCTGAACGTCTTGTATTTAATGTCGATGTTGGTAACATGGCACCACCAAAAGCTGAAGCATATTTGAGAAAGTTAATTCAAGAGTATTGGAGTAAGAAGACTTTTGATAGTAACCAATCTGGTCAAGTTCAAAAGTTTAACCCGCAAAGTATGCTTGATTCATTCTGGTTTGCTAAGAGAGCAGGCTCTGAAGGTACATCAGTTACTCAATTACCTGGTGGAGCTAATCTTGGTGAGTTAGCAGATTTAATGTATTTTGTTAATAAACTTTATAAAGCTTTAAAAGTACCAACTAATAGATTGAACCCAGATTCAACGTTTAGTGATGGTGATCAAATATTAAGAGAAGAGCTTAAATTTGCTAAGTTTATTATACGTTTACAACAACATTTTGCACAAGGTATTAAAAATGGATTCTTAACTCATCTTAAATTGAGGGATATGTTTACTAAGTATGATATTAGAGCTCAAAATATACATTTAGAATTTAATGTACCGACTAATTTCTATGAAATGAGAGAAAGTCAAAAGCTAGCACTTAAGGTTGATAACTTCAATTCACTAGCTACTAATGAATATATTTCAGCCACCTATAGTCAAAAGAAATATCTTAGTTGGTCTGATACAGAAATTAAAGCTAATAGAGAGTTCTTACGTAAAGATAAAGAGTTGGAATGGGAATTGGCTCAAATAACTAACGGTGGACCTAATTGGAGGGATGATTTAGAGCAAGCAGCTGCACCAGGTGGTGAAGTGGCTGCTGGTGGTGAAGCAGGTGGTATGCCTCCTGAATTCGGTGGAGGTGAAGCTGATATTGGTGGTGATGTAGGTGGTGAAGAACCAGTTGAAGTTGCTCCTGATGAAAGTGTACCTGAAGAGCCTGTTGCTTAATTAAGCAGTATATTCTTTCCAAACTAATACTAAACTACCGTGATCTAATATAGTAACTAACTCACCTGATGTCGGGTTCATAGTAGTATTTAAAAAAGTTTCAAAATACTGTGTTGACATTGCTCCGGTAACTGAAGGTACGACTGTTGCGTGATATGTAGGTGTTGCCATATTATTATTTATTAAATTAATTGAATCTAATAAAGATATATTAAATATTGTTAATGGCTAATTGCGACATATCACCAATATCAGGATTTCAAAGCACTAATCTTAATAATCGAATTGATAGTTTTAATAGATTAGGTGATAGAGTATTACGTACTCTCGGTCACCCATTTATTAATGTTGAAATTCATAGAGACCAGCTTTATGAAAATATAAGTATTGCAGTTGAGTATTTTACGAAATTTGCTGGTTATACACAAGAGTATCTTATATTTGATAGTAATATGTATAAGAGAAATTATGGTATTAAATTGGATGAGTTATTTACTCTGCAGAATAGTGATACATTTAAAGAACAAAAAGATTTAAGAACTAGAAATCCAGATTTTACAAAACTAGTAGAAGATAATACAGTTTATATATCTACTAGTAGTGTACCTGGTTCGATATTTACAGGTATATCTTCTTTATCATCAGCTTTATTAAGTGGTATAGATGCATATGATATTTTTACATCTAGTTTTTATACTAATATTATTACCGAAGTACCTACAATTAGTTCAATTTTTAAAACAAAAGTTCAAGATAAATTTACAGTTGAAGGTACCGATAATGGTAATACCGGTCAATTTGTTAATAGTTTTGATTATGATGTAATGGATTATAGAAAAGTTATAGCTATGACAGACTTTGAAGAAGGTTCATCTACTGGTATTAATACACTGTTTACCATTGAGCAGACGATGGCTCAACAAACTTATTTTAGTTATGCAATGGGTAATTACGGCTTTGATTTAGTTAGTTGGTATGCTATGAAAGATTGGATGGAAATGAGAGAAAAATTATTAGCTACTAAACGTTCATTTACATTTGATGAAAGAACACAAATAATGAGAATGTATCCGCAACCTAATGCCGGTAGTAGTGATATAAGATTTTACGGGGTTATTTCATGTTATGTTGAGAGACCTATTAGAGATGTTATTAAAGAATTATGGGTATACCAATATACATTAGCTCTTACAAAGATGGTAGTTGCTAATATAAGAGGTAAATATGGTAGTGTATCTCTTTTCGGTGGTGGTAGTGTTAATGCTACAGATTTAATGACTCAAGGATTAGCTGAAAAGCAAGCATTAGAAGAGCAACTTCTTACAGGAGCTGCACCAGGTCAAGGAGATGCAAACCCTGCTATGTTCTTTGTTGGTTAATCGGTAGCTTGAAATATTTCAATTAGCTTTTGAATAATACCACTTGCATCATTAACACTTAAAACTTCTTTAACAGTGGTTATTTGTACATCTGTTTCAGGTTCAGATTCATAATCACCATATACATCTTCTTCATCAGTTACTGATAGATCAACTGTATCGGTACTATCATCTACTACCGGGGTTTCATATGACACTTGATTTATACAACCTGCATCTGTTAATATGTTCTCTAAAAGTTGCTTTGTATGCTTTTGTTCTTTACTTCTACCAACAAAATCAATTATTTCACTTTGAGTAAATAGACCTTTCAAACTTGTTATTGGTGTATCATACGACGCATAACATAGATGAGCTAGATATTTAACTGTTACATCTGCAGTATCTTTAATGAGATAGTACGCTCCTTTTTTGTTTATAGTAACACCGGTATCTGGATTTTCATATGCTACTTTAGCTGGTCTCATTAAGTTTTTTTGCCTAATGCTTGAATTAGTTATTATCTTTTCTTCAAATATCATAATTATATTTATAGTATGAAAAAGGATAAAAGGTATAGGCAAGGTATATTCAAACCTAATAACAATAAAAAATACATAGGTAAAGGAGATCCTGTATATAGGTCAAGTTGGGAATTAAAGTTTTTTAGATGGGCAGATTTAAATGAAAATATATTAGCTTGGGGTAGTGAAAATATTATAATACCGTATTTGAGTCCTATAGATAATAAGGTGCATCGATACTTTGTTGATAACTTTATAGTTTTTTTAGATAGAAATAATAATAAAAAGAAATTTTTAATAGAAATAAAGCCAAGTAAACAAGTTGAAAAACCATGTAATACAAAAGGTAAAAGAAAGACGACTATATTGTATGAACAAAAGACTTGGGTTGTAAATCAAGCTAAATGGGTAGCAGCTAAAAAATGGGCAGATAAAAAAGGTTATGAATTTTTAATTTTAACTGAAAAAGAATTAGGTATAAAATAAAAAATAGTAGTAAATAGTTCCTACTAGTATAAATAATATTACATGAGTTTAAATCTTATAGTTGAATCACCTGCTCCGAAAGAAGAGTTTGAATATATCGTCGAAGAAGGTAATTCAAAAGGCTCTCAAAATTTCTTTATTAAAGGTCCATATATGATGGCAGAAGATGTTAATAGGAATAAAAGAATTTATTCTATTAACGAAATGCAAACAGAAATTAAACGGTATGAAGATACAATGGTAAGTACCGGTAGAGCAATGGGTGAGTTAAATCATCCAACTACAGCTGATGTTGATCTAGAAAGAGCATGTCACCTAGTTACAGAAATGACGCAAGATGGTAATGTATTTTACGGTAAGAGTAAAGTTCTTTCAACTCCGACTGGTTTGATTGTCAGGTCACTTATTAACGATGGTGTCAGAGTTGGTATGAGCTCTAGAGCTTTAGGCCAGTTAATCCCAGAATCAGGTCAAGATGGTGTTAGCCGTGTACAAGACTTTAAATTAGTAGCTATTGATTGTGTAGCTGATCCATCGTTTCCGAAAGCTTTTGTAAATGGCATTTTAGAGAGTAAGCAATACGTTGTTAATGCATATGGTCAATTCGAAGAAGCTTATGATATTTTTGAGAAAAACATATCAACAATGCCTTTAAAAAATAAAGATGCTTTTCTTAGAGAAAACATTATTAAATTCCTAAAAACGTTATAAATAATTAATATGTTAGATGTAAAGACAGATATCAGGGAATTCATTGGTAATGTAATGAATAAAAATTACCATAATGCAAGTAATAATTTATCTGAGGTGATTGACCAGAAAATTAAGCAGCAAATCATAAATAATAATATAAATATATTTAACCATGAGTAATATTAAAACAATTCTAAAAGAAGCAACCGGCGGAGCACTCAACGATGAAGTGTTATCTGAAATTGAAAATGTCTTTGAACAGAAAGTCAATGATAAGGTTGAGCTTCATGTTGAGCAAGCATTAAATGATCAAGATGAATTATATTCTCAGAAGCTTGAAGAATTAATTGTTCATATCGATAACGACCATAGTGCTAAATTAAAGACAGTGGTTGAAGCGGTAGATGCTGATAGAGCTAATAAGCTTAAAGCAGTTATTCGTAAGTATGAAACAACATTAACAGAAGATGCTAATGACTTTAAGGAAAGCTTAGTAGAAAGCATTTCTGATTACATCGACGTTTATATCGATGAAAAAATCCCAACTGCTAGCATTCAAGAAGCAGTTAAAAATACCAAAGCTAAGAAGGTATTAGAAAATTTAAGATCACACCTT